CTTGCACCAACCATTGTATTCATCAGAGTAGATAGAACCTCATATGCTCTTGGGTGTTGTGATTGTCTAGCAACATCCATTAGATCAAACAACGCCTCTTGTCCTTTGCCAATTACGTCCATAAGATTCTCACGAGCATAGTCAAAGTCATTTTGAACAGTAGGATCTATAGGTTTATCTTGTACCATCGGAAGAAATTGTCTATTCTCATCCGGTTCAATATTTAAAATTTGATTTAGTTTTTTCATTACACGTTACTCTCAAACTCATGAATAAATCCATAGTTATCATCTGCATCAATTAGAGTCCAGTTTATAGAAGCTGCAGAGTTAGATGTTGGTTCGCCGTTTGCAGTAAGGCCTGGATATACATGAACTATTTCTGTTTCTGCTGTGTTTGTTGTATTAGCAGTTGTGACATTAGCAGTTGGTCTGATATTTACATCGATATACTTAATAATACCGCCATCTGTTCCGTCACCAGAACCAATTTGTTTTGTCGGACCAAATAAGTAGCCCTTTAGTGTAAAGTTCAAGGTCCAGATAATAGCACGGCGCGTCTCAAAGTTGCCTTCATATGTGTCTTCAGTTGAGACATCATTAAGTATGATAGGAATGTCCCACGGATCATCTTCCATATTAGATACAAGATGAACAGATGCAGTCCACTCTGGGGTAAAATAAGGAAGAATCTGTTCTATGATTTTTGTACCATCCTCAGCATTCTTGACAAGAATTGATAACTGGAATGTAATATTATAAGGAACTGGTTGATATTGGCTTTTATTATTCTTGACCTTACGGTTCAAAGTATTAAGTTTGCGCTCAGGATCATATTGAAATGTTGTCATCTCGAATGAAATGCGAGGAACAGTCATAGCAATTTTATTATCTAATGTAGGGCTACCTTCAAGACGGGCAAGATACTTTTCCTTTGGTCCATATGACAAGGGAACCTTGATTGTCTGAACAGTCTCACCTTCATTGTTCTGACGAGTTACATAGATGTTGTTAAATACGGTTCCAAAAAGAATCACATACTTTCTTAGGGTGTTATGATGAAATGTGCTTGCAAACATTATGCGGTACCTTCTGAGAATGGATCGATCTGCGTCCAATCAAGGATTGAATCACCCTCAAGTTCTATTTCAGTATTATCTTCGAACGAATCGCCAACCTGCGTTTGGAAATCATAGCCAGATTGAATGATTTGGAATCCATCTTGAGTTGTAATAACAAAACCGTTGGCCGTAGTAAGACCGTATGTTTCCATTGCAATGCTGTTTTGTTGTTCAATCTTGTCGATAGCTTCGACACCGGTATTAAGAACCTCTGAACTATACTCAAACATTTCACAGACAACATCATACATCTGAATCGAACCCATCTGATAGAATATAGGTGTCTTATTAACATACTTAATAATCATTAGACGATCAGCCATAGGCAGATAGACAAGATCACCTTCCTGTGGACGTTCTAATGCTACGTATTGACCTACCTCATCATTAAAGTTACGTACTGATACGGTAAACGTTACTTGATCACGAATCTCTAGATTAAACTTTGAAAGGAACTGACCATCGCCCTCATAACTGTCATAGCTACGGATGTACATATCAATTTGAAAGTTTGTATTATAAGATGACAGTGCATCCTCACCATAGATGTCATCTTTAGCAACCAACGTTCTAGGGCAATAAAAAACGTCGTGACCATACATCTTAATCGATTCCATTACCAGGTTTTCGATTAAGACTTGTTCTTGACTATTATTAAAATTATTAAAATAGAAATTGGTTGACACAAAATTATCCGATCATATCAAGAACAGGAAGCGAGTATGAACTAATCATCTCTTGTTCCATTCTAGTTCTTGTTTCAACAGCGTCGTTATAGATCTTTTCGCCATTAAATTGCACCCCGCCCGGGAGGCTCATTCCGGTAAACTTAGTCAGGTTAGATCCCCACTGTTCTTTAATTAGTGTAGTGGCATAGTTTTGAAGCCAACGATCATTCCATGCATCAGTATATGTTGCAGGGTCAATAACCTCATATGCTTCTACAAGGATAAAAGAGCCAACTGCGAGGTTGCCCCAGTCTGTATCAATATGTAATCGATTCTTGTGGCGAGTGTAACGAATTGGTATCTTACCGACTAACATCTCAGTCAACAAGGCAAGGTGCTCCATAACCATATAATATGGCACAATAGACACATTAGTTAAAGTATAAAGATCGTTTAGTGCAATTTGATAACGGATATTAAAAAGATCATCGGCACGGATTGAAGGATCACCGATCGAGAATACACTAATTGCGCCAATAATATTTTCCGGAAGAGTAATATACTTGTTAGTAACATCATTATTGGTAATCTGATACTTATAGTAAACTTTATCAGAACCATCAAAGTGATAATCCCAATAATAACGAATTGCTTCATCAATACGATCATCAACTTGATCATCATCAACGTTAATTTCGATTACTGGCGCTCCGAGTTTGCGAAGACAATATTGCTTAAATGTTTCTTTTGTAGTTGGTGCAGCCATAGTAACCTCTTTTTCTTATATTTATAATACGACCACTTCAACTTTTAGATGTACAAGAACTCAAAAGTGTGTTAGAATGGTATATTCCTTAATGATATATAGTAAGTGATTTTAAAGGATACATAATGAAAAACGCTAGAAAACATCTTAAAAAACATGGATATGTTCTCATCAAGAACTTTTTATCTCCAGAAGTAATTCAGATTTGTAAGTCCTTTATGGATGTTTCACAGGCTTCGAATATTAAGACTGTAGAAGCAAATCCTTATCTCATTGGCAATGTCGATCATTATCAACCTACTATCTTTGCTGATAGTATGCTGCTCGCATATAAAAATAAAGTGCAAGACATCTTTAATACTGAATTGATTCCTTCGTATGTATTTTTTAGGCAATATTATACCGATTCTGAACTCAAGATCCATCGAGATCGTTCGGTTTGTGAATTCTCGGTTACTATATTAATTGATAAAGATGGAGATCAACCAACATCTTTATGTTTCTGTGATGACGAACACGGATCAAATCCTGTAGAAGTCTTTATGGAAGAAGGAGATGCTATTATGTTTTATGGCACAACCGAATTTGACGGAAGATGGCATTATCGACCAAAGGTAGAACAAAAATCTATTACACAAGCCTTTTTACATTATGTTTCACCAGGAAATGTAGCACAATATGGTTTCCCACTTCCTGTTTATAGAGACTAATAGTTCCACTGATCCATATCAAGAAACTTTATGTCATTATTGTCTTTAATGTTTTCTAGAAACTGTTGTTGCAACTCAGGAATTAAATGATTTTCTAATGATCTGACCTTAAATTCATTCAGTTCATTTATTTTACCTTGACATATCTCTGATATGTTAGGTATTTCAAAAAAATCTAACATCAAATTAAACTTGTCTTTGTCTATTATATGAGACAAGGATGTTTCATAGTGTTTAACGCCCCAAGATTCAAGTTTTGTTTTATATTGTCTACACAGTCTTTCAATCTCAAAGCAATACCATAAACAATATTGGTAATCATGTGGATCATTTAATGTGATTTTGATGGCATCTTTGTCATTTGGATTTACAGATGTTAAAGGAGAAGTTGTCGGATCCCAACCAAAACTATACCAACTTAAGGCAACATCTCTTGGATCACGGCGAAGCGTAATGACATTTGGTTTATAACCATTATCGATAAACAACTCTAGATTATTGTCTTGACATGTAAGAGATACAGTATCAATATAATATTCACAGTCTAAGTTTTCGATATATTCGATCTTAGACTTTATGAATTTGTTTTTTTCTGTCAACGATTTTCCGTAAATAGAAGAAAAACACTGGTCGATATTGTCAGTGCACATATAGTATGATTCATGTGCAATAGTATTTGGAATTTGATTAAATGCGGTGTATAAAAACGTAGAGCCTGATCTTCCTGGTGTTAATAAACACGTAAATTTAGGCACTTAACCACCAAATATGTGTGTCATATTCGAGATAGTCGTCATAACCCGGTGGTGATTCAATGGTATATGTGTGTATTGGATTTTTTACATAAAAATTATAATACAAAGTATGAGATCTTAATGGACACCCAACAAGTGCTGGTTTGAAATTATTTTCAACATATGAGAAAAGATCATCGTTATAGAACGGATCACCCATTATGAATAAGTCATAGGCATAGTTTGGCGCATAGTCAAAAACACTTTGTTGAACTAATTCTATTTCAACACCATTCGCTTCAGCATTGAGTTGCATGATTTCTATACTTGGCGTATAGTCATCAACTGCTATTACTCTTGCAGCACCAGCCATTTTAGCTGCGATGGCTGCAATTCCAGAGCCTGCTGCCATATCGATAATTATTTTGCCTTCAACTAATTGAGGATGATCAAGAATATATCTGGCAAGTGCTTTTCCACCTACCCATGCATATGCCCAACAAGGATACCTATCAGGATATACGATGTGGTGTGCAGTATCACATAAATACAATTGTATCTCAGGCACAAAATCGACCGGCTGAAGTCTTACTAATTTTTCGTATTTGGTTAGTTCAGGCATTTATTTTTCCCACATATGTTGATATCGTGATACTAGCTTACTTATGAGTTCTGTCTTTTTAGTCAGATCTGGAATATAAAATGGATCTAACCACGGGTATTCTTCTTTGTCATCAAAAAATGCAGTATCATTCAGTTCGAGTATACGATTCGAAACAAACTCCATGGATATTGATATTCGCGGATTTGCATTTTTATTAATAGATTTTTTCCCCCAATGTAATATCTGCGGATGCCATCCAAGCACATCTCCTGATTTGGCTTCAAGTATTTTTTTACTATTATCATAAAAATCTTCTTGCCAATTTGCAAAATACGATTCATCTGTACTATAAAAGTTAGGGTCGCTTGCTATTGGAACGACACACATACAACCATTCTCTGAAGTTGCATCTGTTAAAGGAATCCAAATAGTTAAAGTTTTTGGAAGACCGTCATCAAATGCACTATAATGTCCGCCTTCTCGATGTATCTTCCAGCCTCTTTCTTCTTTCGATGGATCAATATGCCACGCCCATACTTCAGAAAGTCGATGGTAATTTTCACCAAGAATAGATTTGATATATGCATCGATCTTGATCGTCAATAACCAAAACTCATCATACACAAAACACCATACCGGTTGCATGTCAATATCTTTTAACTTTTGAATGCATCGAGTCATTTCATCGAAAGGCAAATTCCACGAGTCAAATGATATGTGGAAATATCCATCGTTAACTATTTTATCTCTGACGTCTTTTATAGCAATTTCTGGCGGTGTTGCCCAACGATCTACTTCTGCAATCGTAAGATTTGGACATAATTCTTTCCAAAATTGAATATCATGCATGGACTTCAATGTTCCCAGATATTGAAATTCTTGGCGAGTCTGTAGTATAGAACGGATATACACTGTGCTTAAGCATCGCCGGAAACATAATCATAGTTCCTTCCCAATGTTTATCAATATACAGCGGGGAATTTTCTTGTGTTCCTGTAAACGAATTATAATAAAAATAAAATAAAGAAGTATCGCGACTTTTTGCATTTTTGAAAGTGTTCAATTCTTCCTCTAAATCATACGGGATCTGTAACCATATAACCCAAGATGCTGCACCTTCATGATGATGCACGGGATTGAATTCATGTTTTTTCTGAACATTTATCCATGCTGCATCAGGAATATAATATTTGTTTTGAAGATTGTAGTCGAATCTTTCTCTATATTCAATCCACATATCATTAATAATTTTTTCAAAATATGGATTTACTTTAATTTCATATTCACCAGCAATTTGACCTACCAAATGTTCATTATATGGAATCTTTTTTTCAGCATCTGCAAGCGCATCTGATTTGATCTGCCCGAATATATCATTAGGCAGTTTTGTTTTTAATATCCCAGGATTTTTAAGTTTTATTTCTTCGTATAACATAGATTTAAGTCGTTGAAACACTTCTCTGCATATATTCTACAAATTCGGGAGGGCCCATTTGATACCATCTTCCGTCGACTTCAATATTAGCACATATATTATGAGAAGACGTATGCATATACACCCAATTTAAGATTACAGAATCAATCTTTTGATGACTTTCTGAAATATTCCAATAATTATGTTGAAGATTATCACCCCACCCTTTTTGTGTAATAATAACTTTTGATAAATCTGGTCTCATCCATTCCGGAATATGTGTCGAATCATCTCTTAACCATTCGCATTCGTATGCTTTACAAAGTCCAGGCCTTTTTTCATAGATAGTGCAACCTTCTCCACCTAAATAGTGACACGGCCTTCCCTTATCCATAATTTTTCCGTAAATATCAGCATGTAAAGTGCCTGTACAGCATTCTTTACAATCTCCGCATTCTCTATTCCGTTTGAGATTCGGTACTGTCATTTGTTATTTCACCTTTATCATTTTGAATTTCTTCATTAACAATTATATTAGATTCGATAATGTCAACTAGTATTTCGGTTTCAATTTCTTCATTAATAATGACGTGAGTTTCACTTGGCATCAAAGGATAATTTATTTTACTGACTAATGCGGGATAGTCTCGGCCACGATCTTCGATCTTTTTATTAATATAGTCTACTCCAGAATATTTGTAATAGTCTATAAGAACGGATTCTTGAACATTTTCAAGATAATCTGTCCATTGTTTAATAGATATTCTTACACATTCCGAGTATTTATCCATATTAATAACAGGTTTATACCACTGTTTAGTAGTATATTCTCCGGATCCAGCAAAATGATATACTTTAACTTCAGTCGGCGCGTACATATAGTAACCAGCTGCAAATGATGACATCGTCAGAAGGTGTTCTTCTCCGTCAAAAAACGAGAGATGATTAATTCCTACATTTTGAAGCCATTCGACATGAGTAAAAAGATTGCCGGCAAAAAGATGTGATGTAGGCATGACATCTGAAGTAGGAGGAACATGATGTCCGTGCACCGGTAATATATAACTTTTATCCCACATAAAATATTTTGCATGTGTGGTAATTCCTGAAGCTTCTATATGTTTATACGGTTCAAACTTTTCAGTTAAAGTATAAGTTTTAGTTGCACCGTCAATAATTACCTTTTTGCTGCCAGACTTCTTAACACCTCTCTTATAGTCTTCTACAAGATATCGATCCCAGTTTTCATCGAACACCATATGACTGTCGATTTGATAAAAGAAATCCTCATCTCTTACGTTTAGCGAATTAACTTTTCTCGCCCAACCTACACCGTCTGAATATTGTGGTTCGATTCTTTTATAGACAACATCCGGCCGTGCCACAAGTTCTGGATATAACTTCTCAAGCGAGTCTTTATACACCACTTGTTCTAAGATCGAGTAAGTTGCTTCATGTCTATCTGATTTGTTTTCAATTAAACTCTCAAGAGTGTAACGTAGAAGCGGATCTCTATAAGAACAGATTGATACAAATATTTTCATTTCGACAACCTAAACACTTTCTTTAACATTTGAAACTTACGATAATATTGTTTATCATCACCAGGAATTTCATTATTCCATTTGTCTACTTGATCTTGTGATCCCGGACCAAAGCCAGCATTAAACTCTTTGTTCCAGAACGGGATCACATGCAATAAAGGATCTCCAGCTTTGATATGTACCTCACACTCACGCTTCGGCGCGCAAATAAAATTGGCAGTATGAAACTTTTCATAATCAACAGATCCAGGTAATACCATCAAATCGTCTAAGAAGTCTGAATGGTAAATCGCAGGTAATAACAATGCTGTAATATTACCACGACCAAAAATAGCCCAAGGTGCACCAAAATTGATTGGAGTCAATGGAACGCCGTCTTCTGGTTCAAAGATTCCATCGATTACATCTGCACCCATTACTCTACCTGGCAAATATCCACGGGTTCCGCGTTCGTCAGATCCAATATAATGAGCAACACCTGCTTTATTTGCTCTGATATGGATGTCAACCCATGCAGGAATAATATATCCCATCTCAGCATATTGAATCATACCAGGACAATGAGGCAACATATGTTTCTTGTATTTGTTTTTTTGATATTCAAATGTGCGCGTTTTGATATCAGCAGCTCTTACAACAGGATGTGTTAAGTAAGCAGTTCTACTCGTATCGACAAATTCAAGATCTTTTTTCTTTTTAAGAAAATCGAAAATCATTTTCTAGGTTCCCTCAATTCTTGTGTATAGACATGACGACGACTATCTTGTGCTTTTTTGATATTATCAATGTGTTTAAATTCTTTAGTGGTCATTTCTCTGACAGTTGGTTTAGATGGAATATCGCTTCTTTTAATAGGAAACACTACAACAAGCGGAGTTCCTGCTGGAATAATATCATCAAAGTTAGGAGTGTGCCAAATCGCAGGAAAATTGATTTCTTTAGGATATCTATCAGTATCAACAAGGCCCGACAAACACGTAAAATCATTATCAAAATTATTAACTAATGGCATGATCATCGTAGAATAGCCGGGCTTTGTTTTAATCACCCAATAGTTAATAAACTTTATTGGAGCTGCCGGAAATCCTGGCGCAGTCTTTTCACCAACTTGCTTGATATTATGAAACTCGCAGATCTTTGTACCAGGAGGATTTGTCACCTCAATATGAGTGCGATCGTGATTAGAAATAAGATGTAGATCTGCTTGTAAGGGAATCACATATCCTAATGTCATCGCATCTAGCATTGGCATACATTTCTTTGCAGACATTGATCGAGCGCCAAACGTGTCTCTTTCATCAAGATCGACAGGAATTTTTTTAAACCAATCTGCTACATACTTTGCAGCCGGTTTTGGTTCAGGAATAACACCATGTTGTTCTGGATGGCAATAGAATTCCATCACCGGTTTTTTAAAGAAGTTAAACATTACGATTGCCTTTTTCCCATTACCCACATTACCAATGATTTTCTTTCACCAGAAATAACTGGTTTCACTCGATGCGGCATCCAAGATGCAAAGAAAACAATATCACCTTTTTTAGGTTTCACTACTTTAGTATCTTCAAAATTGCCATTATTGCAAATCTCAAGTTCACCACCTTCATACTCATCAGGATCAGAGAGCATCATCGTTGCAGAGATTTTACGTTGAAAGTTTTGCCAACCAAACTCAACATCCCAATGCCAAGTGTAGTGTTGGTTAATATTGTATTTTGTGTATTGAAGAAGTTCAACACCTTTAATATCATACATAAATTGTTGATGATTTATGGTTGATGTGATTGCGGCAAGTCGTTCAAATAACCAATGGGAATGTTGATCGGGGTGAATCCATGCTATTTCAGAGTCTCTGACTTCTTTTTTAGCAACTACATTCTCTGATCCTACTGTACCTTTTCCAAAGTTTTGGAGAGATTCCATATAAAGGATTTTATCTACTTCATCAACTGTAAATCCACCTTCCCAAACTGCAAAACATTCTAATGGCACATTATATTTTTGAAAATTAAAACTCATTATATATTCCTCATTATATAAAAATTACGATACTACTATAGTTATATTACCCCCAGGAGCCACTGTCACAGGATATGTTGCACTATC